CCGTTGCCTGGTGTGTCAGGGTTCCAGTACCAATCTGGTTCCCTGCCGGTGTGACGGGCATGGTGCCTCTCTGAAGTTGTGGTTAGGGGTGCGGTCGCTAACGAAGGAACACTTCGGCGTGAACCTATTGGCTGGCTTGCGCCAACCGCCGTCTGCTTCCGCCAGAGAGGAACACTCGCTTGGGCGGGCTGCTCGTCGCCTATCGGGAACACCGATATGAATGGCAACTTACAAAGTTGATGTTGCTATAAAGTCCTTTGAATTGTCAAGCGGAATCTTTATGGAACCTGAAACAGTGCCAAACCGCGTGGGGTGGGAATGAATATGCTCTTCCATCCCAACTCCCTTTCAATGGCTTCCTTGACTGGCCGTCTTGCGTCATGCAGGACGACAATCCCTCCCGGCTTCATCCGTAGGGCCTTGGCCTCGGCCAACCGATCCCCAGAGGAGTCGAGGAAGGCAAGGTCTACGTCGCACGTATTGCGGCACAACTCTTCCCCTGTGCAAACATGGAAATTGACGCCACCCATGCGCTTCGACGCGGCTTGGATATACTCCAAGTTTGTATCGCAAGTATGCAGTTGGCTCATGTGGTTGTTTTCCCGCATAGCTTCAGCCATTGGCTTTGTTGTATCTCCAAAGTAGGTTCCGGTCTCAAGCACCACTCGCGGCTTTAACAACCGAATTAACCCGAACATGAAGTCGGAGACCTCCTTCTCCGATGCCATAGCATCAACGGAAGTCCAAGTCTTACCATCCATCGTTTCTTCGTAGAAACCTGCACATCCGCTCATTTGTGGTTCTCCTTCATCCCGCCACAGTTAGCGCACCACTTGGGCCAGCACTTCTGCGCTTGGAACTTGCCACACTTCGCTGCGGCCTTCGCCAAGGTGCTCCATCTTGATTGATTTGAGGTAGCCAACTCGGTATCCTCTCCGTCGCATCGCTATCGACTGCGTTCGGTCATAGCCCACTCCGTTGCTCTCCGGAAACGGGAACTGAATCACTCCCGACCTGATAAACCTGAGTCCGCCGACATCATGGACTTCCATCACCTGAGCATCTTCATAGGGTTGCCAGTTCTCCGGAGTCCAGCGGTTAATCGTCGCGTTCTTCGGCCATGCCGATAGCATCCCGAAGTTCTCGTGCTCTTCCAGAATCCGAACGCCCTTGAGGATGTCCCTATCGGATTCAGGAAGGCAATCGTCATCGGTCAGGATGTACTCAGGCGTGGTCGCCTCCCGTTCTGCGAACTCTCGCCGGAGGCGATTGAAGTCCTTCAACTCGCAGCCCAATAATTCAGGCGTGACACGACGCAAACGAACCCACGGGATAGGCTGCCAAAAGGACCACACGCGCTCCGCCATCTGCTGGCGTTCCTCAGACTGCGGAGCCGTGCAGAAGAAGCAGTCGATCAACGGGTCGCCGCCTGTTGCCGAACCTGTTCCAGCGGCACATTCAAGTCATACGGGTTGATGGTCTGTGCTGGCGTCTCATTCCGCTGCGGAGGAATGATGGGAGCAGGAGTCGCAGGCTTGGTGACTTGCTGCGCTGCCATCTGCTCTTGAGTGAGCGGGATGTACTTCTTCTCGGCCACACACGCGAGGTGCGCTGCCCTCAGAGCCTGCGGAGTGCCGGAAACAATCACCCCATTGGCATCCACTTGGATCATCCCGTTCTCGGCCGCATATTTGAGGACCGCTTGCGTTGCATCGGGAGTTGCCGGGAACTCTGGAGCAAGGCGATGGAACTCAAGCGCAAGCCGCTGTTCCCGAGATGCGACCGCCTCTTGCCGACTGTTGCCGACAAATGCCTTCATGTCCTCGGCGCTAGCAAATCCAAGGCTCTTGGCGACCGTTTCTGCGATGAACTGCTCGGCAGGGTCAACCTCTGGCGCGGTAGGCGTCGGGGTCGCAGGAGTTTCCAGCTTCTGCTTCAGGTCGCTGCCCCACTTCTTCGTGTTGACCTGAGCCTTGCCCAGCTCCACGATCACGTCATTCGCCGTGCCCTTGAACTCTTCGCCCGTCTCCAGCTTGATGTGATAGCTGCCGTCTTGCTGGAGCGTATAAGTGACTGGTCCCTGCGTTACCGGAGTCGGGGCGGCAGGTGCAGGCGCGGGTTCGGCGGCAGGAGCAGCAGGTGTCGCTTCTGGAGTCTGTGGGGTTGCAAGTGCAGCGGCACGCAATGCGTCCGCGCTCTGGTTGATGTCGGGCGTGCTAGTTGATGGTTGATTCAGTTCCGGTGTCACCGTCGGCGTTGCCATTCGCTTCCTCCATGAAACGAGTCTTTTCTGCTACCCATGTCTCTACGTGTTCTTTCAGGGCCAGCATCACGCTTCTGCGCTGCTGGTTCCTGATGTTCAAAGCCTTGTGGACTTCCGCATCTCCGCTCAGGCAGTTGTCGAGAGCCGCCTGCGATTCGCCAGCAAGTTCATTCAAGAACTGCTGTATCTCCGCCCAGACCGCGCTCTTGGAGAAGCGGTCGTACTCTTCAGCGAGAATCAAAACTTCTTGGTCGGTTCTCACTTCTTACCTCCTGCCGGTGCTGGTGCCGGAGCATGGTCTGCCGCAATCTTTGCGGGAGGGTCCATGCCAATCAGTTTGTGTGCCACATCGGGTGTCAACACCTTTGTCAGCAGCGCAATGAGCAGCTTCGTCTCATCGCTTGCCTCTTGACGCTGGCTCGTACCCTGCTCGCGCTGGCCTTGCATCTCAGCCCTGAGAGCTTGATCCGGAGACGGCTGCTGCATCGCTTGGCGCTCTTGGTCGGTCATCATTTGCCAGAATGAACCAGGAGGCAGGTTGAAGGCATCGCAGATGAGCGTGTCGATAGCAGACATGTTCGGCGTCATGCCGCGCTGTGTCGCCATCATCTGGCAGAGCGTCGGGTTGAGGATGGAGCCGAGAATCATTTCCAACCCGCCATTCACCAGCGCCTGCTTAATCCGCATCTTCCTGCTTGCCCGGGGAATGAACTTGCCTGAGGCATTCAGGATGTCAATCGGGTCAATGTCCAGCGTCTTGCCTTGCTCTCCCGGCACGGGAATACGGGCGTTCGGATCTTCGGCCAACAATGCTGGCAGGAACTTCTTGTTCAGGCGAAGTAGAGTCTGGAGAAGCGGGCTCAGAACCTCGTCCTCCACGTTCTCCACTTGGAACTGGATCTTGCCGCCTTGCGCTGCTTCCTGAGCCGCGACACCGCGAGCAGTACGGCTTGCCGAGTTTCCGCCCGGTGAAGCGACGCCGAATCCCACGGAGTCAGTAACGCCGACCTTCTTCTGCACGCGACGTTCCAGTGAATCCACTTCCACGAATGCCTGAGCGGAGACATTGCCATACTCGACACGCCTTGGCATGTCCTCCATGTCGTCCAACTCCCACATGCGGCCAGGAGCTAAACGCTTCTGCGAGGTCGAGAAGGTCATGCCGCGCTTGATAGCCAGCGGCGAGTTAATCATCAGGCTCAATTCATCAAGACGTGATTCGATGATGGCCTGCATCACGCGCACATCGCCGTCAATCAGGTCGCATATCGAATAGCTGTAAAACCGACGTGGACGGTCGATGAAGGGGATGTTGTAGAACGGCAGTTCTTCATATTCGTTGGGCTTGTTGTAGATCGGACGATCCGTGAACGCCGGGATATACCAAACGTGCCGCCCCTCTTGCCAGTAACGAACGACTTCAAGCCGTGAGAGATTGGGATCAACGCTCTGGTCAATCGTCGGCTGGTATGTATTCCCAACTACTGCCTCTGCCTGCTGCTTTAGCGAATCAGAGTTGGTATTGTGCTTCTGCCGCGCAACATCCTGAAGCGTCTTAAAGTCGGGGATATTGAAACCGTCCAGGTTGCGATATTTCAGGATCTCGTTGATGGAACGGAAGTGCCGCGTCGAGCAGAAGCTGGCATCCTGCACATTCGTACTCGGGCAGTTCGGGTCGATGAAGAACTCGCTAATATCCACATCCGAAAGCACCGGACGGGAAATCGGAATCTCATCTATCTGTTGCACCGCACGAATGTCAAAGCGTCCATTTGGAACAGCCACTTCCTGCTGCGTCTCCGGATCAACCACCATCTCGCGCTGCGGAATTGGCAGGCGCATATAGCGCGAACGCTTATCTTTGCGAAGTTCCCATCCGTACTCGATAATGCCAGCGCCATAGATGAAGCTCTGCTTCCATCCACGCTTGAAGATGCGACGCAGTGTCACGTTCGGCTTGATGCCGATATTCGCAAGCTGATTGCGAAGCAGGTTCCGTACCGCGACCGCTTCCTGAATCGAGGTGCCCGCACCCGGTTCAATCTCGAACGGCGGGTCATCGGCAAACAGCGCATTGACGCAGAGAGGCAGCATGGAGTCGATTTGCTCGACACCCATCCAGATAGGAATGGAGGCGCGGGGAATCTTCGTGCCTTCCCAGAACTTCGTCTTGGTGATGGCCCCGTAGATTTCGTCTGAGCGACGAATCTTCTGGTCCTGGTTCTGCTGCTTCCAGTTGGCCGCACGCTCATGGTCGGTCTTCGCGATCTTGAGCGCAGTTGCGTCATCCCACTCAGCCGTGGGTTCTGTGACCTGTAAATCTTTTTCCTCTACCATCCTGTCACCTCATCCACTGCCGATGCGTATTCGTGCTGGTGGTACAAATCTGGGCTTTGTAGCGGTGCTGCAAACCAAGTAATCGTTCCATCTGGGTTCTTAATGAATCCTGGCTTCTCAATCACTGCCTGCTGCGGAACCATGTCATAGACGACCTTGCCGTCACGTTCTTGTGTCGCGTCTGCGCAGGTGTCCAAGATGTCGTCATGCGCGAACTTCGGGAAATACTGCACTTCGTCAATCAGCGCGAGCCTAGTCACCTTCGGGAGGTCATCAGCGAAGCGGATCATGTCAGCCTCGAAGAACGGTTGCAATCCGCGAATCCGGTTCTCCTTGCTCGTCTGGTTGTCGCGCTTGATGCCAAGAATGGGAACGTGAACTTCGCGCTCGGCCGCGGCTTTCTTCAGATATGGGAGTAGGACTCGGGCGTGCGCTTCTTCTTCCACCTTCACCGAGCGCGTGCGCGGGTACTGCTGCAAGAGCTTGAAGATGTGGTCGATGATCTCGAACGGAGTGAATCGTCCGCGAACAATGCGATTGATATAGAGCTTCCCGCCGCACCATCCGTGATGGTTGATGACTGTGTAGTCGGAGTCTCCGATGTTTTTGCGGGCGTTCTCTGATAATCCGCCGAGGTCAACCGTTATGTATTGGTTCGAGCGCGGCAGTATGTGATTGTCGAGTTCCACCCGGGGAACGAACTTGATGTCCTCTTCCGTCGCCAATCCTTGCCCATCGGCTAGCGGCTGCATCAGGTATTGCGCGTTGAAGTTGGCGCTTCCCACCTCAGGCTTAGAGCGAATCTCGTCTAGCTTCTTGAGCGGCATTCCTTTTGGCCACAGGGCTTTGCGCTCACCGTTCTCCTCATAAATCGCAGGCCGACAGATCACCTTCCACAGTGAAGGCTCTCCCAGCTCGGCTCGATTCTTCTCAGCCTTCTGGATCAGGCCGTAATAATCCGAAAAGTCATATCTCGTGCCCGCCATCTCGATCCATCCAACCTTGCCGCTTCCATCCTTCGCCGTCGTCAACAACGGAGTCAGGTTGCCCATCGTGGAG